ATGCAACGCGCGGTCGAGGCGGGCTTCGATCAATGCGGCATGTATGGCGAAGAGGGGATGAACATCTGCCGCGATGGCAACCTATTCGATGCCGGATGCATGAAGTTCTGCGTGGACTACGCAAACAATCGCATGATCGGTGAGCGCATTTTCGCGCACGAATTGCTGGTCCCTGAGCGTGAGGCAAGACTCGGGAGGCCTCGGCAAATCGGTCATCGCATGCTCGTGCCGCGTGACTCGCTGATCAATTTCTTTAGCGGCGAGGGCGACGAAGATGCCCGCGAGGCAGTGCGAACCGCGCCCCCGGCAGCGCCCGATCTGATCGCCGGCGATCTCACTGAAGCCGGAACCGTGTCGGACATGGTCGAGGCCTTTGAGTGGTGGCACTTGCCATCGGGCCGTGTCGACCTGAAGAGCAAGGCTAGCTTCGGCATGAACGAGGATGGGGAATTCGATCCCGATCTCGATCCTGGCCACGACGGGCGCCACATCATTTGCATTGACAGCATGGCCGGCGGGGTCGTGCTGAGCGATGAGCCATGGCCCTTCGATCACTTTCCGATCGCTCAGTTCAAGCCGCAAAAAAACCCCGAGGGCTACTGGTCGCGCGGCATCCCTGAGACGCTTGCCGGTGCACAGCTGGCGATCACTCGGATGAACATTCGCGTGGATGGGATCATGAACCTTCACGCCGTGCCGCACTTGATCGTCGATCGGCGCGCCAAGCTCAATAAGAGCAAGTTCACGAACGCCTGGGGCGACATGATCGAGAGCTCGATCAGCCCCTCGAGTGCTGTTTATTGCTTCAATCCGAATAGCGTTCCAGCCGAGTTTTTGAACCAGATCGACAAGCTGATCGCATGGGCTGAGAAACAAGTCGGCATCAGCGAGCTATCAATCAGCGCGCAAAAGCCAGCGGGCATCGAGCATGCACCGGCATTGCAGCATCTCGCCGATACTGAATCGATCCGTCACACGCCCTCGTTCCGCGCTTGGGAAGAGTACCACCTGGACGCGGCCAAGATCATGGTCTCCGGCATGCGCATGCTGGCTGAGCGCAACAAAGACTTCGAAGTGATCTTTGGTGACGCCAAAGAGCTGAAGCGCATCAAGTGGAAAGAAGTCGATCTCGGGGCTGAGAAATACCATCTCAAGATCTGGCCGACGAACTTGCTGCCGCAAACGCCGGCAGCGAAGACCAGCCGGATCATGGACTACGTGCAAGCGGGCTTGCTCACCGTGGGCGAGGGCCGCGCGCTCATGGAGTTTCCCGACATCGAAGCCGTCACGGGCGACGCGAACGCGGAGAGCGCGAACATCTATCACAAGCTCGATGCCGCACAGCGGGGCGACATGGCAGCCGCTACGCCGCACGCCTACCTCAATTTGCCGCTTGCGATGTCGCTTGCCAAGCAGCGGATCAATAAGCTCGAAGCCGATGGCGTTGCCGAAGAGACTTGGGATCGGCTGATTGAGTTTTGGGAACAGTGCAACAAGATGGATCTCCAGAGCAAGAACCAGCAGGCCCAAGCGGCGCAAGGGCAACTGCCGCCCCCAGGTGGCGAGCCAGGCCCAGCCGGCGCTCAGCCCCCGCCCGGTAATGCCCCGCCTGCCCCAGCGCCCCAAGGGATGGCAGCATGAGCGGCGCAGCCGTCACGAATGGCGCAAGCGCGGCCCCTACGAGCCCCGTAGCAGCGCCCGCTGCGCCCGCGCCGGCAGCTGAGCCCATTGGGCTAGAGGCAGCGCTGGATGCCCTCGAGGCCCCGAGCGATGAGCCGGCAGCCCCCGTTGCCGAGCCTGCCCCCGAGCCGAGCAAGACTGCAACGCCGGACAAGACTGCAACAGTCGACCCGCTCAGCGCTGAGGCCCTGGCAGCCCCGGGCGGCATCGAGAAAGCCCAAGCCTTTCTGCGCGAGCGGCAACGCGTGCACGATCGGGCTTATCTCAAGCTGCAAGCGCGCGAGACGTCGCTCAAACAGAACGTGGAGCGCTGGAAGGGCGAGCTAGGCCAGGGCCGCGCCTACGTGCAAAGCGTGCAAGCCGATGTCGGGCTTTTGCAGAACGGTACGCCCGAGCAAAAGCTGGAAGCACTCGGCCGGCTGAGCCGCAAGGATGGGCTCAAGGCCTGGGAAGAGATCGCGATCAGCGCGGCCAGCGGGGGCAAGAAAGCGCCGAGCCCCGAGCTCGATGCGTTGCGCGAAGAGATCCGAGCCTTGCGCGAAGAGCGGCAGCTGGATCAAGCGCGCGCGCAAGAGCACGCTTTGCAGCAGCAGCTCCACGACATGACGGGGCGGCTCGTGCACGGGGCGAGCAATGCCGAGGCCTATCCAGCGCTCGCGCACTTCGTGCAATCGAAGCCGCAAGAGGTTGCCGAATACCTCACGACCATCATTCGAGCTCGACACGATGCCGGCAGGCCGATCAGCTTCGATCAGGCCTACGAGATCGTGAACCAAGAGCTCAGCCAATACTATCAACCCACGCCATCGAGCGTGGGCGGGGGCCTGGCTACCCCCGCTGCGCAAGCAGCGAAACCAGCGCAACCAGCGCAGCGATCGCCGGGAAGATCACTCAACCCAGGGCTCCAAACGCAGACCAGCGGATCAGTCAGAGAAATGACGGACGCTGAGCGCGTGGCGGAGCTCGCAAGCGATCCCGACTTCTTGCAATCGCTATTCGGTTAGCAAGCAGCCAGGGGTCCAAAGGATCCCGCGATGCCCTCAGCAAATACAACGAACCAGCTGCCGCTATTGAAGCGGCTCTGGGGCACGAAAGTAGCGGAGCCGCTCTATAAGGCTTCCCGCTTCGCATCCATGATTAACTCGGATACCAATTTCGGATCCGAGGGGCGATACGTCAACGTGACGGTCGGCCCGACCGCAGGCGGATCGGCGAACTTTGCCGATGCTCTGGCGGCGCAAGACGCGACGAAGGAGATCCGTTTCTTCGTCACTCATCGCAAGGAGTACCAAGTCTTTTCGCTGCAAGGCGATCTGATCGCTCGCTCGCGCGGCAACGCGAACGCGATGGTCGAAGCCGTGCGGCAGCAAGCAGACAAGGCCCGCTATGCATTCGCGCGTGCGCTGGCTCGCAAGCTCTGGGGCAATGGTGGCGGCGCCCTCGGCCAGCTCGCTACCACCACGGTACTCACGACCAATCAGCTCGTGCTTCGATCGCGTACCGATATCGTCGGTTTCGAAGTCGGTATGCAACTCGAATTCGCGCTGGACGATGGCTCGCCCGCCTCGCCCGCCGGTCGCTTGGGCGCCCCCGATCGCCTGACTGTTACGGCGATCAATCGCGACACGGGAACGCTCACCGTGAGCGCTCTGCTCAACACCGTGACCGGCATCACGACTAACGCCTACGTGTTTCGTCGTGGTGACTACGCGCAAGCAATGACCGGCATGCGCGGTTGGAACCCGGTGCTAGCGCCCACGGCTGGCGATAGCTTCTTCGGTCTCGATCGGAGCACCACTGATGTGACCCGCGTGAGCGGTGTTCGCGTCAATGGTGGCGGCAAGCCCAAGGAAGAGACGCTGATCGATGGCACTGCCGAGGCTCAGATCAACGGCATCACGATCAATCAGTGCTTTGTGAACCCGCTGGATTACCGCGATCTAGTGAAGGAGCTCGGCAGCAAGCGCGAGATCCAAGTCACGGCCAAGCAAGCGGGCGTCGGCTTCACTGCTCTCGAAGTCTACGGAGCGACCGGCACGATCCAGATCGTGAGCGAGGTAGACGTGCCGCGTGGTGCTGGCTGGGGCGTGGATACCGACCAGATCACGCTTCGCACGGCGGGCGACTGCCCCATGATGCTCAACGAGGATGGCGTCGGCAAATTGCTGCGCGCCTACGATGACGATGCGTATCAGGGGCGCATCGGGGCCTACGGCAATTTGTTCCAGGATAACCCGGGCAACGCCGTGATTTTCAGCTGGTAGCCCAGCGCTGAGAGAAAGGATCAGACCATGGGACTACTCAAGGTTCTCGCAAAGCTCACGGGTGATGAGGCCCTCGACGAAGGGGGCGAGGATGTCATCAACCAGCTATTCGATTTCACGATCAACTATCGAAAGCTGTTGCCGGATGCGAACCCGGCAGCGACCACGACCGATCTGTTGATCTGGACGAACCCCTTCGATTGCAACGTCAAGCTCGTGAGTGGGCGGGTCGTGGCGATCGGGGCGGGCGTAGCGCCGAACGCTACCGACTACGCCAAAATCAGTTTCAAGACTGATGACGCAAACGCATCGGTTCCGCTCGAGGCCCTCTCTATCACGACCACGCCCATCGATTCGGGGCCGCTCGCTTCGCTGATTTCCAAGCTACTCAGCAAGCTCACGCCATCGGCCGCTGTGCTCGTGCCAGGGGCGAACCTGTACCTGGATATTGCCAAGCTCGGCGCGGGCGTGGTGATCCCGCAAGCGCTGTTTACGTTGCGCCTACGAAAGCAGGGCTAATGGCATCGCGCACGATGAGCGGCCGGACGATGACGTTCGGCCTGCAAGAGAAGGCGATCCGGTTCCGCATCATGGCGGGCGGCGGCAGCTGGGCCACTCCGGTGATCGTTGGCGGCAGAGGCACGCATCCAACGCTCGCGGGGCAAGGCGTAGCGCCGGGCGTGGCCCAGGTAATCAAGAGCGGCGCGGGCAAATTTACGATCACTCTCGAAGATGCTTTCGCGCGCCTGGTAACGGCGCAAGCGAGTTATCAGGGCTCGGGCGATGCTGAGGATCTGGTCGCGCAAGTCGGCCAGATCTTGAACGTCGGCACGTCGAGCCCCGTAGTGCTGGCGATCAAAACGAAGGCGGGCGCCGCGAACACCGATCCGGCCACGAGTGACGCCAATACTTCGATCAGCGTCGATCTCGTATTCGAGGATTCCAATGGCTAAAGGCATTTTGGCGATCTTGGGCAAGCCCTCGAAGGCCGGCCCCGACGATGACGAAACCGAGCCCGATGACATGGGCGAGGGGGGCGACGAGAGCCCCTCCAAGGCTGGAGAACGCGCGAGCCAGGATGCGATCGACGCTATCAACGAGGGCAACGCAAAAGCCCTCTACGAGGCGATGGAGCGCGTCGTGGCTGCGTGCCACGCAGGGGGCGAGGAGTAGCACTTGGCCAAGCTCGTAACGATTGATCAGATCGTGGCGGACGCATACATGTATGCGAACCAGGTGAGTGGGGGCAATGCCTTCGTCACGGCTGATCAGGCGTTACGGCTGGCCAATCTCGCTTGCGGCGAGTTTTACGATCTGCTCGTCGCCTGCCGCGGGCATGAATATTACATCAGCGAATACACGCTACCGCTCGTTAGCGGCCAATCGCGCTACCCATTGCCGGAGAACTTCTACGAGCTCTATTCGGTGACGATCAACTGGGGCCCGCAAGACGTCGAGGAAGTGCCCGACTATTCGAGCGTGCGCGATCGATCGCACTTCCTCAATGGGCTCTCTTGGGCTCGGCGTGGGCCCAAGGCCTTCCGACTGCGAGCAGGCGAGATCGAACTGTTGCCCGTGCCGCAAAGCGAGCCCACGGCGATCCTCCAATACTTGCCGGCCTTCGAAGACATGGCGATCGGCTCGGGTTCATTCGATGGCGTAAACGGCTGGGAACGGCTGATCGTGCTTCGTACCGCGATGGACATGTGCGCGATCGCTCAGCGCGAAAGCGCGCAGCTCACGCAGCTATACGCCGCTGAAAAGCAGCGCGTGGAAGAGATGGCAAACGATCGCGCAGCGGAGCATCCAAACCAGATCCGCGAAGTGTTTCCCGAGGGGCCGCGCTTCATGCGCCGAGGGTATCGCGCGCTATGAGGCAGGTCGGTAACTTCGACACTCGCAGCCCCGATCGGCTGAGCGAGCAGCTTGATCGCTTGCAGGCGAATGTCGACGCTGAGACGCAATCGATCCGGCTGAGCTACATGCGCGAGCCCGCGCCGAAAGTGTTCAACGGATCGGATCCGTTCGCTGCGTTTGGCGCCGATCAGATCGCGGTCGTGGATACGACTACCGGCAACGTGTCGCTCGGGCTCACGAAGCCCACGGGGCCAGGCTTTGCGGCCCTATGCAAGCGCGTGGCTGCCAACACCGTTACCCTCACGCCCGCGGGCGCTAATGGCCCCGCACCGGTGCTGATCAATGGCGCCCCCAGTAAGACCTATGCGGCTGGGGTCGTGGGCCTCTTTTGGCTCTTTTTCGACGGGCTCAATTGGTGGGCGTGAATGGCCAAGGTCGACGATACGATCCTCAGCGCTGGCCAGAATGAGGGCCTAGAGCGCGCAGCCTTGCAGCTGCCGGGGCTATCGAGCGTCATCAATGCGCGCTTACGCAAGAACGCTCGCTGGGGCAAGCGCTGGGGCTCGACACTGATCCCAAACGGCCCCCTCAGCGCATCGCCCGGCTACGCGCGCGGGCTAGGCGAGGGTTTCGCGATCGTCGACGATCAGTGCAATTGCTACGATCGAACGGCTGGCGAATGGGTAGATCTCGGGCACATCGCCTCGGCAGTGAACCGCAAGGCGGGGGCCGTGAGCGGCTGGCTACCTGAGCGCGCCTACTTTCCTGAGCCCATCCGATCGAGCCAGCACCAAACGACCACGCCGTGCGACACGACTTTTTTCCTCGGCTACGTGTGGAGCGTCAAGCAATTCACTAACCCCACGAATAGCCCGAACACGATGCTTCGGATCGTGGCCACGGATCCGAACGATCAAACGCTCGTGTTCATGCAAGATGTGAGCGTGTTTGGCGCGTCGCTCACGCTGCCGCGCTTGACAGCGATCGGCCCATCGCTCGCGCTCACCTATTTGCAATCGCCGGGCACACTCAAGGCCCAAGCGTTGACCAGCCTGGCGGGTTTCGGGGCAGCCGTGACGCTCGGGGCCTCGGTCGTGGCCTACGACATCTCGCCCTTTGTTAGCGCGGTAAATAGCGCCCTCCTGGCCATCGTGACCGCGGCCAGCATCGCGCTCGGGACGATCGATAACACGCTCACCGTGTCGGCCGGGCCCTCTGTTGCTGAGGCTGGGGTCGTCTCTGTGTCGATCGTGGGCGATGCCACGACGCGCATCCACTTGGGCTATGGGCTCGCGGGATCGTCTCGCGTGCGGACCTATAGCTTCGGCTTTTCGCCGGTCGCTGCGCCCCTCACCCTGAGCGCGGGCGACAATGCGCGGCCCCTGCTAGCGCTCTTGCCGAATGGCGACGCGAGGGCGATCTACTCCGAGCAAGAGCGCACGGTAAACGGGCTCAAGTTCGGATCGTTTCGCGTGGCAACCGTGAGCGGGGCGACGGGGCTACTCAGCACGCCCGAGCTGATCCAAAACGGCTGCTTTCCGATCGCGATCCCGTTCACTGTTGGCACGCGCGCCTATGTTTGGTGCCAGCTACTGATCCAACAGCCCGTGGCGGGGGCAGCGGGTTACCCGGTGCTGCTCAGGATCGATCCGTCGCAAGGAACCGTGGGCGCCGTGCTCAATTTCTCGTTTCCGATCGAGATGTCGCTCCAGGATTTCGTGACCCCACGGGTAACGGATATCAACGGGCTACCGCGTACGGCGATCCTCGGGAGGGCGCGCGCCGCTTCGCTCATCCCTACGATCTACCGCGCCCCATTCACGGCAGCCGATATCTTTTTCGATCATCGGATCGTGCAAATGCGACAGTTCACGGGGCCAGCTCACGAGCGAGGGCTCACGAGCTTCGCAGCTGATAGCGCGGCCTTTGTGCCCATGGGCGCGCTTAGCCGGATCGATGCGCGCGGAGCGGTCGAAGTCGGCTTTGTTCACACGCCCCAGATCGCCCCGCCCGTGCCAGGTGTCGGGGGCGGGCTCACGCCATCAAAGACCTACTACTACGCGGCGATTTTCACGAGCCGCAATGACTCGGGGCGCGTGGAGCTGAGCGGCGTTTCGCTGCCTGTACCGATCGCGATGGCTGCGGGGCAAAACTCGAACCTGCTCACGCTCTCGACCATTTACCTCACTGGTCGCCCGAGCGCTGAGATCGAGATCTATCGGACACTCGCCGATACGCAAAGCTTCTACCTGGTCGCCACCCTGAGCGCTCGCGCGGATCTGGATACGATCACTTTCCTAGACACGATGAGCGATGTCGACCTGCGAACCCATCAGACCCTATACACGCTCGTCGGCCAGCAATTGCCGAATGGCTTCCCGCCCGCGTGCCGATTTGGGTGCACCGGCGGGGGCCGTGTGTTCGTGGCTGGCTGCGCGCGTCCGGACATCGCTGTTGCGAGCAAATTGATCCTCGGCGATCAGAGCCCGAGCTTTTGTGATTCGGACGCTTTCAAGCTGATCTTGCCCGCTGCGATCACCGGGATCGCGTGGATGGATTCGCTCACGATCTTTACTGAGGAAGGGATCTACGTGGCGAGCGGCGAGGGGCCGACAGACGATGGGATCGGCGACTTCGGCACGCCCTCACGCTTGCCCTTCCAGATCGGATGCATCGAGCCGCGCAGCGTGATCACCACGGCTGAGGGTACTTTTTTCCGATCGAGCCGCGGACTGTATTTGCTGCCCCGTGGCTTCGGCGAGCCCGTAGCGGCGGGCGACAATGTGATGGCTACCCTCGAGGCTTTCCCGATCATCACTAGCGCCGTAGCGATGGTCAAACGCCAAGAGCAAACGATCCGCTGGACGTGCGTGACAGACGACGGGAACGAGAGCACGCAGCGAGGCCGCACGATCGTTTACGACATGGCGCACAAAGCGTGGTCTGTGGATGACGTTGCCATGCGCGATACCTTCGCCGAAGGCCCGAGCGTGTGCGCGGGCAAATGGTTTGATGGCGAAATCATCAGCGCCGATCCCGAGGCTCCGTGCTTCGTTCGGGCGACTAACGACGGCTATGCTGATGTCGCGAACAGCGGGGATGTCCCGATCGAAATGATCCTGGAAACGGGCGATGTGCGCTCGTTCGGCTTGCAAGGGCGCGGGCCTGGCTCGCGCATCTCGATCCTGAGCGAGCTACGCTCACCGTGCACGTTGAATGTTCGACGGTTCACCGATCGGGGCACGAGCCCGATCACGCCCCGAACCTTCGTCTTGCCCGATGACGGCCCGATCGGCGTGAACAATTACACGCAAGTCGACCTGGGCTCAGCTGAGCTTCGATCGATCACTTCGCTACGGATCAGGATGAGCGAGAAGAGCACCACGGAAGGGCTCGCGCTGATCGGGCTCTCGATCGAAAGCGCAAAGGGCGCCGATGGTTTGAGGCTGGATAAGCCAGCAGATCGGATCGTGTAATATGGCTGATGATACCGACTGGGGCGGGGTAGCAACTGGAGCGGGGACCGGCGCTGTTGCCGGCGCAGCCTTCGGCCCCTGGGGCGCCGCGGTCGGCGCGCTATTGGGAGGCGGGATCGAATTTTTCCGCCAGAAATTCGGACGCGATCCCACTCCTGAGGAAGTCCAGCAGGCGCAATACGCTGCGGGGCAAGGATCGGATCTCACGAACCATCTAGCCGCTCTCGATGTCTCGGAAGGCCTGAGCCAGCAGCAAGGCCAGAACGAGCGCGAGGCAGCGTTTTACAATCAGGCAAATCAGAACTTCGACATTGGTAACGCTGCTCAGCTGCGCGAGGCTGGCCAGATCCGAGCTAGCGCGGGCGATCAGGCGCGGCAGCTCGAAGCCCTCCAGCGATCGCAAAGCTTAGGCGACACGCTGACCGAGATGGGGACGCGCCCCATGGGCGATTCTTACGCCGAGGCTCAGCTCAGGCAGGGGCAAGCGGCGAACATGGCCCAGCAACTAGCCATGGCTCGATCGGGCCGCTCGCTCGGCAGTGGCCAGGCGGCAATGCAAAATGCCGCGTTCAACAATGCGGCGCTGAACCAGCAGACGAATCAAGCGGCAGCGATCGCGCGCATCCAAGAGCAGAACGCATACAACCAGCATCAAGTGAACGCGCTCACGCAAGCGGGCGGGCTCGCGAATCAAGCGGGCAACCAAGCCACGACGATCCGGCAGGGCAACGAAGGGCTCCAGCAGCAGAACATCGCTTTTCAGCAAGCGCAGCAAGGGATCAACAATTCCACGACGGGCCTCTACAATCAGCTCGGCGCGCAACAGCAAGGCTACGGCATGCAAGCCAATCAGATGGGCCAAAACGCCTATCAGTTTGGCGCGCAGCAAGGGCAGACGAAGCAGATCGCGCAGCTCAATGCGGCGACCGGCAACGCCACGCGAGCCCAGGATCAAAGCCAATACGAGCAGAACCGCCAAGATCGCCAAGATGCCGCTGCGCTAAGCACCATCTCGACCGGCGCGGGGCTCGTGGGCGAGGAGCTCGATCGGCAAGCCAAACAAGAGAAAGCAAACATCCCGACCGATCCTAACAGCGCTTACAAAAATATTACAGACTCGAGCCACGCCACGCAAGGCACCCCGAACCAGGGCACGCCCCCGCGATCGGATGAGAGAAACAAAACGAACATCACGCCGCTCACGCAGCCGAAGCCCCCGGGGCTCAGCTCACCAGGGAAAGAGAGACGATCGCCTGGCACCTATAAGATCCCGGGCAAGCTTCGCACCTATGAGGTGGTCGGCTCGGATGGCAAGGTCGAGCGGATCGATCTCAGCGGCAAGCCCCCGGCGCAAGGCACGCCCGAAAGCGACGCGTGGACCGCGCAACTGTCGGGCCTGGATAGCGCAGCGGGCAAGACTGCTCGGGCTGGGGAAGTGACTACCGTAGATCCAAACG